GGTAGCCTGGCAGCCGACCAGATAATCGGGCAGCTCGAAGCACTCATTATCCGGCCTTTCGTCTGGGGCAAGAGGGCGCGTCCATTCGTTGATACGCCGGACGGTGGTCTCTCGAGAGACTGCACCAGGTATCCTGTCCTCTCCAGTGACCACGTTCGGGTGAACGAGCGCCGACAGGTTGCAGATATTCCCGCGCTTTTTCTTTTCCATCGTGGCTACTGGACCATATTCGCCGCGAGGATTGAACATGATGAGCAATCGGGCAAGACCGCCCGACATACAAGACTCAATACCAGCGTACACTTCCGGGGGAACGGCGTCGCCTTCGTCAACGATAAAGAGCAAGTAAGGCGCGTGCTTTCCCGAGAATTTCGCCTGGCGCTGTTCGGCAGTCCCAGAAGACGGGATAGCAACACCAGTGATAAACGAGAGCGGGCTGCGCTGAATGTTGAGGTCTCGAGTTATCCGGTCGCCAGCGAATACCTTTGGATGCTTTTCGATCAAGCTGCCGATCTCACCCCAAAGGATTTTTTCAAGGTTTCGCTCGGGGGGTGCAGCAGCCGTGTATACCTGGGAGTTTGGGTACGCCTTGTAAAACCAAACGGCGATCCTGGCCGCACCGTGCGACTTGCCAACCGCATTGCCCGACTTGGCTATGGTAACGGGGTTATCGCGCACCGACTCCATAACGTGAACAACGTCTTCGGTGTAGTGTTCACCGAAGACGGTCTCGCAAAATCCGCGAGGGTCGAGCTGATAACTGGCGTAATCTGTTCCGAGCGTAGCAAGAGCAGCCGGATCACCAGCCTCCCTACGCCTGCGAAGCTCCAGTTCCACTCGCGCTAAGAGAGGCAATGACTGAGATTGGATCTTCACCGTCTACAATTCGTTTTAGAGCCTCGGATGATAGTTTCGTCACGTCAACATTAAGCGCCGTGGGCTGCCTGGGTGCTGCGAACAAAGACGCATAATTGAGCAGGTTCGCCCGCTTGTCCAGCACCGATAGGACAAAGCTGGCCGCCAGCAGGTCCGGCGGCTTGTCAGGGCTCGCAGGCACCGCACGAGGCCAGAATTTAGCGAATAGTTCATCGAGACGGTCAAGGTCGATGCGCAGGTTCTCCTCCGCGAGCTCTTTTTGCTTTTTCAGCAGCCGATGAAGGGCGTTCATCACGTCCCCATAAGCCCCGCCCTCAGAGTAGTTCTTTGATATTCCATCTTGCTTCTTGAGCTGGCGAGCGATGCGCCGATAACTGGCCCCCTGTTTACGCAGATCGAGCGCCATATTTTCACGGTCGATCTTGCGCACCTTGATCGGTGCTGCTGGGTTCTCTGGGGGCTCGGAGAGCGTGTTACTGTCTGTCATCGTTCAAGTCCTTAAGCGTTCAAAAGCGAAAGACGAGAAAATACCGGGGAGCGAGCCTGGCGCTCCCCGGTAAATAAAGAGGATTAGTAGGAACGTCCACGAGCGCGGCGAACCGCACGGCGAACTGCACCACCGACACGGCGGGCAGCGTTACCGGCGCGCTGGATCAGTCCAGTCGCACCAGAGCGCAAACGGGTTAACAGGTTATTCATGCAGGATTCGCCTCCTTTTCGTACAAGAAACCGGGACGGTCGTTATGGACCGCCCCGGCGCTAAGTCTCTGTCAGGCTGAGGGGATTATAGCACACCCCGAATCTAAATGTCGTCAAAGTCGAGGGCCATCTCTGCGTAATCCGTATCTACTTTCGGTCGTGGCATGTCCGGCACCCTGGACACCAGCTTAATTCCTAGCATTCGAGCAAGGGCCATGCCGTCGATGTACTTGTCGCCGAGCTCGACCATTTTTGACTTTTCGAGAAACTCGTCTTTCTGCTCGCGGGTCTGGAAGCATACTGCGAACCAATATTCGGAGTCAACGGCGTCCCAGAAGCGCTGCTCTTCCCTGACACCGCGTCCGATGAAACCTTTTAGGACTTCCGAGATTTCGGATGCAGCCATTTTCTCCATTTCGGTTACCCCCAGTCTCTCGGTATCACTTTTCGGCGTCTCGTCGTCAAGGGACATCTGGTCTTCGTCGCCGTCATCAGCTTGCAAGAAATAGTCGCTCATGGTTTCAGTCTCCTTCAATCTCGAAATATGCTTTACGATACTCGATCCGTTTCAATTCAAGATCGGCCAGGGGGAAAAACTGCAAGATGCGCTCGTAGTCGCGAGGGAAGTGCTCTTTTATTTCTACCAGGAAGCGCCAGTCCATGCCATCGTGTGAACGGCCAAACATACGGTAATCCACAGGTAGCTTGACGCCAGATGCTCGAATTGTCTCGACCATCCTGGCCTTATTGAAGTCAAAGATGGGGTAAAACGACCGTTTGTTTTCGTTCAGGCTACCATACTTTTTTACTGCCGTCCAACGGACCACGCTATCACGCGCTCTCACACCAGTTGCCATGTACACATTGTCGAGGATGCCCAGCTCGAAGCGCAGCACCGCGTTGAGATCGTCGTAGTCGTACTCTTGAAGTTGGGCGTCCTCGATTACCTGGCAGTGATCGGGCGATTGAAACATCAGGGCATTCAGTTGGCGATAAAGGGCCGGGTGTGGCATTCGGATAATGTGTGTGTCGAAAAAGTTTTCGTAATAGTCCAAGCACTTCTCCGCAAATTCCAGGCCAGGTATCCGGTAAAGGTGAAACGGAATGATCGTGTGAAAGTATTTGCGCATCACCAGCCAAGTGCACAGGGAATCCTTCCCTGTACTGAAACTCAGCATAGCGACTCCGCCGGACAGCTTCGCCACATAGCGATTAAGCTCATCTGAATTTTCAAATTGCATGTTTACCTCCTACCCTATACAACAAACCTAAGCGGTGATTTATGACAAGATGCCTGGATTTTAACCATAAATCAGACGGTCTGCAATGCCTGGATGCCCCTGGATGGGTCTGGATGCCCCTGGACAGCCCTGGATGGGTCAAGATGAGCCTGGATGAGCCTGGACGGTCTGGACTACATCTAATCCAACATATGACATTTGTCATATAGGATACATGACATTTGTCACTATAGATAATACATCACATAGAATACAATAGTTATATCAGAAATTAATCAGCTTTCAGACACAAGGAGATCTAAAATGTTTACACCATCAGTCAAGGCAAGTCAGGTCACTTTCGGAGTAGAGATTGAGTGTGCACTGCCAAGTGAGCACATAGCGGATTTTACCCCCGGTGGTTATCATCACGGCATTCAAATCTCAATTGCCCCCCGCGGGTGGAATTGCCAGAAAGATGCCAGTGTCCGCGGAGCGGCTGGCTTTACCCCTGTTGAAATTGTCTCAGGTATCCTGACAGGGGAGCCCGGTCTGTGTGAAGTGGTTGCGATGCTTGACTACCTCACCGAGATCGGCGCTCATATCAATCAGTCCTGCGGTCTTCATGTGCACATTGGCACGGCTGGCCTCACCCCTGTCCAGGTCGCTCGAACGATCAAGCTATTCAAGCACTACGAAATGGCATTCTTTGACCTCAACGGCCAAACTGCCCGGGCACGGATTGAGAATAGCTATTGCAAGCCCTCAAATCGCTGGACGGGTGATCGCTATGCCAGCCTGAACCTCCAGCATGTGCACCAGGGGCACCTTGAAATCAGAGTTTGGTCAGGCGCTCTCAAGGCCGAGGTTGTAGTAGCTGCAATTTACATGGCCGTGAGTTTGGTCAGCCGGGCGACTGCCGAGCAGCCTGTCCCAACCAGCCAGCTAAACACCACCAGCCCAATTCAGATGATGAGCGAGTTTATCGAAAACTTCGTGCAGGGCGATTGCATGATAGTCCCGGATGTCACCCCTGAGGATATCTATGCAGTGATGACCGAACAGGCCGCCAGCTCAAATCGGATGGGGGCGTAAGCCCTCATCCCTCTCAAATCTAATCCAACCATTCACACACAAACAAGGAGTTTATAATGGACGCCAAGATCGCAAAAGTCGAGAGCCTAACAGCAGTTTTTGTCTGCCCTAACTGTGGGGAAACTCATACCCCAGAACAATTCCCAGCCCTCCCGGTCGAGTGCCAAATCCAGCTTTTCACCATGAGTGAGTCAGACAAATTTATCACCCAACCGCCCGAAGCATAGACAGCCAACTCGAGCACAAAAAACCCCTGAGATATCCTCTCGGGGGTTTTTTTGTTTTTCCCTGGATGGGTCAAGATGCCCCTGGATGAGCCTGGATGGGTCAAGATGCCCCTGGACAGCCTGGATGAGCCTGGATGGGTCAAGATGCCCCTGGACAGCCTGGATGAGCCTGGATGGGTCAAGATGCCC